AGAACGCAAAGCATTCCGTCCTAGACCACAATGGTTGGACATCCCTGAAACTGGTGTCACTCGCACAGAACACTTCCAACAAGTGTTGGTGTCGTTGCTGTTGAACGGTAACTCGTTCACACGTATCGTCCGTGACGATCAAGGTATTGCAGCTCTAGTTGTTTTGAACCCTGAACGGGTTGAGTGCAGTCGTGACCGTGAAACACGCCGACCAATCTTCATCTACGAACAGCGTGACATCATCCAAGCCGAAGACATGATTCACATCACAGAGATGCGTTTGCCTGGTGAGTTGCGTGGCCGTTCCAAGATTGACTTGATAAAAGAGAACCTTGGTTTGGCTAAAGCGTTGGAGGAGTTCGCTGCACGATTCTTCGGTCAAGGCTCATCCGCTTCTGGCATCATCGAGTTCCCAGGCAACCTAACCCGTGAGCAAGCCAAAGATTTGGTGAACGGATTTGAAGAAGGTCACAGAGGTTTGCGCCGGTCACATCGACCAGGCATCTTGTTTGGTGGAGCGAAGTTCACCAAGACAACTGTTGATAATGATTCAGCACAGTTCCTAGAATCACGCCGATTCGCCATTGAAGAGATTGGTCGCATCTTCCGATGCCCACCATCAATGCTCGGTGTGACCACTGCTGGAGCGATGTCGTATGCGTCGGTTGAACAGAACGGCATTCACTTCGTTCAGCACACGTTGCGTCCGTACATCTCCAAGATTGAAGATGGCTACCAAAAGTTGTTGGACAGTCGAGCATTCCTCAAGTTCAATGTTGACGGCCTGTTGCGTGGCGATCAGGCTTCACGATATGCAGCATTCTCAACAGGTCTGCAATCAGGCTTCTTGTCAATCAACGACATCCATCGCATCGAAGACATGACTCCGACTGAGGGTGGGGATGTGTATCGGGTTCCGTTGGCGAACGTGGATATTGCTGCTGCGAACTTGTCTGAGTTGGATCGCAAGTCGGTGATTGCTCAGCGTTTGATTCTGTCTGGGTTTGATCCTGCTGAGGTGATGGCTTCGTTGGAGTTGCCAAAGATTGCGCATACTGGTGTTCCTTCGACACAGTTGCAGGCGTTGTCAACAATCAATCCTGCTGATCCTGCTTCAGTGTATGAAGTGAAGTCGCAGGATATGAGTATCAATATGCCTGAAGTGGTGTTGAACTATACGCCACCGGCTGTGAATGTTCCTGCACCGATCATCAATGTTCCTGAGACTGTGGTTCGTGTCAACATGCCCCAGTCGAAGCCAACGATCCGCACGGTTGAGCGTGACGCTGATGGACGTATCTTGACGATCACTGAAAGGGTTGAAGACTAATGGCACATGGAATCAGCGCATATTTGGGCAACGCTTGGATGGATGCGTTAGGAAATGCAATATCGTTCTCGGTGGCGCAACCATATGTGAAGTTGCATACGCAAGACCCTGGCACTGCTGGCACGGCATTTCCTGCAACCGAGACAACTCGCAAGGCTGTGTCGTTCAGTGCTGCTTCTGCTGGTGCATTGACATCTGATGCAGATATTAGTTGGACGAATATCACAGGTTCACAAGATGCAACGCACTTCACTTGTTGGGATCATTTGACGGCAGGCAACTTCTTGTTCTCTGGATCAATCGTTGCTGGTGCCTACACAGCAGGTGACACCTACACAATCAGTGCAGGGAATCTCACCGTCTCATTGACGCTCGTATCGTAGGTTCGTGATGGCCGTTCAACGGTTCGTCCTTGACTCGACCACACTTGACAACGCAGGCTTCGGTCTTGACGGTGGCTCAGCATTCATCCTTGATACTTCAACGCTGGATGGCGCAGCTGTTCTTGATGGTGTTCAATTCCTAACTGTCGCCACAGGCTCATCGTCTTTGGGTGGGGTTAGTGCGTCAGCGTCTGCTCAAACAACCCTGTTCCCTGTTCTGGCTTCATCGCTTGGTGGATTGTCTGCGAGTGGCACTGCGCAATCAACGATCTTCCCTGTTCTATCTTCAAGTTTGGGTGGGTTGAATGCCACTGCTCAAGCATCATCAACATTGTTCCCTGTTCTCAATTCGTCACTTGGAGGATTAGACGCAACAGCTTCAGCATCAGCGATCATCTTCCCTGTACTTGATGCACCATTGGATGGGCTGGTTGCTACAGCTACGGCACAGTCAACCCCACCTGAACCGCCACCTGTTGACGATGGTGTTGGCTATCAGCAACCGTATCGACAGAAGCCGTTGAGGAAGCAGGTCAAGCCTGTTGAGATACCTATACAGATTGAGGTCATTCCTGAACCAGCAATCATTGTTGCTCAGGGGATGTCACGGCTTGGTGGGATTGATTGTTTGGCATTGGGTTCGATTACGTTCTCCACGCTTGATGATGATGCTGAAGTATTGTTGTTGGTCTGATGCCTTATTTCATTACAAACAAATCACCTGATTGTTCAGGTTGGGCAACGACCAAGGAAGATGGCGAAGTGATTGGTTGCCATATCACGAAGCAGGATGCGATTGATCAGATGGTTGCTGTGTCTATTGCTGAGGATATGGAACCTGGTGGTGAACGGGCGTTGCCAGATAACTATCGTCCAGCGTTGTCTAGTGATGTTCCTGAAGGTCGAGCATGTGGGAATTGCCATTATTACAACGAGGACATGATTCAAGAAGATGGCAAAGAATTGAAAGCGTATTGCATGAAGTGGGATGCGTATGTGCTGGGCGGTTGGTATTGCAACGCTTGGGAATCTGAAGAACACGAAGAGGAAGAAGTTTTGGATGATGTAATGGAAGACGAAGTGCGTCAGATTTCGTTGGAAGTTCCTGTGTATATTCGTTCAGCAGCTCGCAAAGGTTTGGATTACTACGGTGAAGGCTTAGCTGGTGACGGTTTGGTGGATCGGACTGTGCGTGAGGCACGGGACATGGCACGTGGCGACATCTCTGAAGACAAGGTGATTCGCACGAACGCTTGGGGTGCAAGACATCTTGTGGACTTGGATGCACCAAAGAACTCTGACCCTGATGACAAAGAGTTCCCTGGTGCCGGTGCTGTGGCGTTCTATCTGTGGGGCATCAACCCACTAGACCCTGAACCTGCAATGAACTGGTTCATGTCAAAGGCTGAAGCAATCAAAGCTGAACGGGCTGATGCTCCTGCACCACCGAAAGATCAGATCAAAGGTTCAGAAGATAACCCTGCTGGGTCTGCGAAGGCTCCTGCTGGGTCGAAGACGATTGAGTTGTCTGCTGCGATTGAGACAGGTTTAGAAAACAAAGCCAAAGAACACAACGACAAGGTTGGCGATAACCCTGCTAAACGTGCGACTGTCGGTATGTTGCGCACAGTGTTTCGTCGAGGTGCTGGAGCGTATTCAACTTCGCATCGTCCAGGTGTCACCCGTGATCAGTGGGCTTATGCAAGGGTGAATGCGTTCTTGCGTTTGCTGAGAGTTGGTAGTCCTGATAATGCAAAATATGTTGGCGATAATGATTTGTTGCCGAAGGGTCATCCGAAGTCATCTAGATCGCTTGGCTCATTTGGTACTAGCATTGGCGACATGGAAGAAACTGTTGAAACACGTCGCATAACATCAAACGACTTTGAACTTCGTGCAGACCCAAAAGGGAACGGCATGTCGTTCACAGGTTATGCAGCTGTATTCAACTCGCCTTCAGAGCCGTTGCCGTTCATAGAACGGATCGCACCAGGCGCATTCTCTAGAAGTTTGAAGTCACGCAACAACGTACGCATGTACATGAACCATGATTCAAGCATGCTTCTTGCCACAACCCGTGCCAAAACACTGCGACTATCTGAAGATTCTAAAGGATTGCTTGTTGATGCGTCCCTACCTGACACCACGATTGGTCGTGACCTGTCAGTGTTGATGAAGCGTGGGGATGTGAACTCAATGTCATTTGGTTTCTCCGTCCCTTCAGGTGGTGATGTCTGGTCGGACGATGGACAGTCACGTGAATTGCGTCAGATCAAACTGTTTGAAGTCAGCGTTGTCACAGGATTCCCTGCATATACAGCAACAGAAGCATCTGTTCGATCCTTGGATGCGTTGAGTGAGCGCACAGGAATTGACGCAGATCAACTAGCAGCAGCCATCACCACATTGGAATCAGGCAAAACATTGTCACAAGATCACGCAATGTTGCTTCGTGAGACTGTTGCAAAACTTGAGCCAGCACCACAGATCGCACCGGCATCTGTTGGCATCATGGCCAAGCACCTTGATTTGTTAAACAAAGTCATCTAGCATTTCGTCACTGCATAGTTGACGGAGCCGTCAGCGATGTTGCTGTATGTGGAGCCACATCAGGTCGAGAAGTAGTACCTCCCTGCGTATCCCCAATCCATCAACTATCTGAAAGCAGAAAATCAAATGAAAGAATATCTAGACCGTCAAGTCGAAGTCCGTCAACGAGCATGGGACGAAGCCAAGTCAATCTTGGACAAAGCCTCAGCAGAGAAGCGTGACCTCACATCCGAAGAAACACAGACCTATGATCGCATCAACAAAGAACTTGATGAGCGAGCATTGACCATCAAGAAACTTCGTGAAGATGAAGCCCGTGAACTTCGCATGGATGCTGCAACTCGTGAGATTGCTGATCAAGTCCGTCCGAACAACTCGGTACCAACACCAGTAGTTGATGACGCACAAATCATGCGTTCATTGGCTAAGGGCGAGATTCGTAGCGCATCTTTCGAGAAGCGTGATGTCATCAAGACCCAAACTGGTTCACCAGTCCCAACATCGTTCTACGATCAAGTGATCACACTTGCCCGTTTGGCAGCTCCAGTCCTCGCAACATCAACGGTGTTGAACACCAATGGTGGAGAGAACTTGCAGATTCCATCGCAGGCGCAGTATTCGACAGCAGCAATCGTTGGCGAAGCAACCGCAATCGCAGAATCCGATCCAGTGTTCAACTCGTTCATCACTCTCGGTGCCTACAAGTACTCATTCCTTGTACAGGTTTCCCGTGAAATGATCGAAGACGCAGGCGTGGACATTCTGTCGTTCATCGCAAGCCAGGCTGGAGCCGAACTCGGTTTCCGTGTTGGTGCAGCATTGACAACAGGTTCAGGCACGAACCAGCCAAAGGGCATCGTCACAGCATCAGCTGTTGGCGGTACCGCAGCAGGCACAGCAGTACTCGCAGGCAACGACCTGATCAACTTGTACTACAGCCTCGATGGCGCAGCTCGTAACTTGCCAGGTGTTGGTTGGATGATGAACGGAAAGACAATCGGCGCAGTTCGCTCGATCAAGTCAACCGACGGCATCTACCTCTTCAGCCCATCATTGGCTGTTGATGTTCCTGACACATTGTTGGGTCGTCAAATCTATGAGAACCCATCGATGGCCGATCTTGCTACAACAAGCAAGAGCGTTATCGTTGGACACCTACCTTCGTACTATGTACGACAAGTTGGTGGAATCAAGATTGATGTTTCGGATGACTTTGCATTCAGCTCAGACCTCCGCACGTTCCGTTGCACATTCCGTGTTGACGGCAACTTGCCACAAACATCACACGTCAAGCATCTCCTCCAGCCGTAAGGCTGAGGGGCTTGTTCCCTTACATCCCATAATTCCCCTAGGCTTAGGGTCGGTACGAACACGCAGGGCGTACCGACCCTATTTCTATTCCCCCCTGCGATCTGCGAAGGAGAAGGAAGTGAAAGATGCTCGTACTAGTCCGAGGCACACCGGTAGAACTACCACCCCAAGAAGCACAGTTGCTAGTCCGAATGGGCGTGGCACAATACTTGGAAGTAGCAGACCTTCCAACAGAGACTCGTTACGAATCCTCTGGTACTCCAACGCCCCCTTCACCAACAGTGGGTACGGTCAGCAAACAGCGCAAATCGTCCCAAGGCTCATCAAAGAAGGCAACGAAGTAGCAGTCCACGCAATGTATGGCCTTGAAGGGTCAACATCAATGTGGAATGGAATCAAGTTATATCCAAGAGGTTCAGCACCATATTCTGATGACATCACTGTTGCTCATTGGATGGATTGGGCAAACGGTAATAAGAACCTGCCACCAATCTTGATGACTTTGTTTGATGTGTGGGTGTTGCAGTCCAAGTCTTTTGATCTGTGTCCCAACATCGCATCTTGGGTTCCGATTGATCATTCGCCATGTCCACCTGATGTGTTGTCTTGGTGCGCTCGACCAAATGTCAAACCGATAGCTATGTCAAAGTTTGGTGCATCAATGCTGGATCAAGCTGGCATAGAGAACTTCTATGCACCTCATGGTATTGAGTCTGATTTCAAACCAGGAAGAATATATACAAACGGTCAAACACAGGTGACAGGTCGAGAGATTATGGACATCCCTGAAGACAAGTTTGTTGTGATGATGAACGCAGCTAACAAAGGCACGAATCCCTCACGCAAATCGTTTGCTGAGAATGTGTTGGCATTCGCTGTGTTCGCTAAGACACATCCTGATGCAGTGTTGTTTCTTCACACTGAACGTGATGGTGCGCAAGGTGGGATCAATTTGCCGGCGTTGATGGAAGCGTCAGGGTTGGAACCTGAGCAGTACAAGTTCATTGACCAGTATGCGTATCGGGCTGGGTTCCCTCAGTCTGCGTTGGCTGCAATGTATTCAAGTGCTGATGTGTTACTTGCTTGTTCTATGGGTGAAGGGTTTGGGTTGTCTGTGATTGAGGCTCAGGCTTGTGGTGTTCCTGTGATTGTGTCGGACTATACGGCTCAACCTGAGTTGGTTGGTTCTGGCTGGAAGGTTGATGTGCAACCGTTCTGGGATGCAGCTCAACGAGCATGGTTCTGCACCCCTCAGATACCTAGCATTGTGGATGCCTTGAGAGAGGCGTACAACGCTCCTAGGGGCGTGGATCAGGTGGCTGTGGACTTTGCCAAGGCATATCAGGCTGACGCTGTGTATGAGGCATATTGGAAGCCTGTGATGAAGGGACTTTCAGAATGGTGCCAGTCATCATCATCCCCGTCTTAAACCGATACGACTTGATGGAACGGTCGATCCGCTCGATTGATTACCCTGTTGAACGACTCATCATCATTGACAATGGTGATGGCTACGACCCTGACATGTTGGCTTGGACTGCACCTTGGCAACACATTCAGAACTGGTATTTGTGGCGTATGCCAACCAACCTCGGTGTTGCACCATCTTGGAATCTTGGCATCAAGGCGACACCTCATGCACGGGGCTGGTTGCTGTTGAACTCTGACGCATACTTTCAACCAGGTCAACTACAACATTTCTATGCTGACTGTGAAGACAATATGGTTGTGAGAACGGAACAGAACTGGTCTTGTGTTTGGGTGGGTCAGGATGTGGTGAGCAAGATCGGTTTGTTCTCCGAATGTTATGTCCCAGCCTATTTTGAGGATAACGATTATGAGCAACGTGCGAAGGCATCCAACATCCCTGTCATGGTTTCAGATGCTGTTGTTGGGCATGACAATTCGTCAACGCTTAAAGCGAACCCTGCGTTTGGCGAAAAGAATCAACGCAGCTTCGCAGACAACAACAACCTGCATGATATGCGTTGGCGGTCAGGGATACCTGACGCAGGGGCTTGGGATTTGGGTCGAAGAAGAACACTTGGTTGGGACTGATGCGTGTCTTTGATGGTGTGTTGTACAACGGTGAGGCTGATGTTCTGGAGTGTCGTTTGTGGGAGTTAGCTGAGACAGTTGATGTGATGGTCGTGATTGAGGGTGATAAGACTTTCACCGGCAAGCCTCGGGTGAGGGAGTCACGGGATCGGTTTGCCAAGTGGGCTGATGTGATTCATTGGGTGGACTTTGAAACTCCTACCGATCCGAACCCTTGGATGGTTGAGAAGGCGACCCGTGACCAGTTGCTCATCGAGTTTGATCGGCTTGGCTGCAAGTCTGATGATGTGATCACTGTGTCTGACGCTGATGAGATTTGGCATCCAAGAGCGATTGATCAGTTCGCATCTGGTTGGCATCATACTTTGATGCGTAACTTTGCGTTTAGTGTGCATTGGGAACGACCTTTGCATCGAACAATGATTGCTGGGACTCGTGAGAGGGCTGGCGATTCTTTGGATGATATGCGCAGATTCAATCGCACTGCGATGCCTGTTGTCTTTGGTGGTTTCCATCTTGGTTGGATGGGTGGGGTGGATTGGTGTGTCAACAAGCTGACGGAGTTCTC